GGCTGGCCGGGTATGCCTACCCTGCGGCTGACAACAATGTAGGTCATGCTGTTTGGGCCTGCATGTTGGCTGTCAGCTCGTAGGCAGGCACTATGACGCCGCCAACGTCAAGGCTGGTTGGTCGACCTGCGGTAATGGCCACGTTTTTACCCAATACCTGTGACGCAGTATGCAACAGCGACCGCATGGCGTCAAGGTTGCCCGGCCCAAGGGTCACAATTTGTATGGGGTATTCCATTTTGACAATGTTGTTGTTAAACGCGGTAAACGTGGGGGCGCCAATCATGGCGCAGGGCGGCACAAGGTTGCGCGGGTCGGTAACGACCTGCAACCCGGTAACCGTTGCCAAAAACGTCGACAAATCGTCTAATGCTTCGTTGAATAGGTCGGTGTATGCAACGGGCATTAGGCCACCTGTGGGCGGTCAATACCTAACAGCTGTTTGATCATGGGTGACAAACCTACGGTTGGCGCCGTCCCCATCTCATTGAATGACGCAAAAACGTCAACGCTGCCCCTAGCCCGATACAGGGCGCCACCCCACATAATTACCCCTAGCGTGACGTCAGCGCTGGGGCTTGTGGTCAAACTGTCGTAATACCCGGCTTCCACCCTGCGCCTAAACGCCATTTGGTTGACCGCTGCAGCGCATTGCGTCAAAAATGTGGTGTCTGCTGCGGTGGCGGTACCTATGCCCAACCAATCTTCAATTTGGGTGGCGGTTATCCATGTGCAGGTTGGGGTAAACGTTAGGGTGCCTGTGGCAGCTGTGCGGTCGACGTCATCAGCTGTGCAGGCAAATAGCACCTGATTAGGTACCGCAACGTCATTGTCGAACAGTAGGTTGCCCTCGCTGTCAATCCCGACAAATTCGTATTGCGGTAGCGCGTAGACGGTAAATGACCCGTCAAACGGTGCGCCAACACCGCTGACGGTGATAGCGCGGCCAACCTCCAGCTCGTTAGCGGTAAGCGTTTGCAATACCGCGTAGTTGTCCGTTAGCTGCTTAAACGTGACCGTGTAAGCGGCCATTACAGACCCCCGTTGCTAGCTGACGATAATTGACTGCACCTGATCGGCGTCAGCAATGAAGGTTGCGACGTAGCCGTAATAGCTGAACGTGCGGCCCAACGTGCCGGGGACTTCGACGGACATCACGCCGCGCACCTGCTCGTAGAATTCGCAGGCTGCGCCGCGCGCAACAATCATGGTGCCAGCCGCAAAATTGCGGTCAGCAACAAGGTTCAGCCCAAACGGGTTGAACGTGTTTGCAACCGTAATGTTGGCTGCACCCATGCCGTTGACGCCCATCAGACCTGACGCGCCGACATACGGGAATACAGGCCGCTTGTCTGCGTCAAGCTGTGCGCCCAACGCCTGCCAAACACCCGGTGCAACAAACACATGGTCTGGCAAAAAGTTGGTGTCCAACAGAATGTTGTAGGCGCTGGTGTAAATCGCGCTGATGAGCGTTGACGGGTCGTTTGCGGTGACAGTCCACGTTGCGCCCGACGCTTGCGCGCCTGCAACAATGGCGTCAGCTGCAATGTCGTCACTCTTGAGCATGTACTGACCGACCAAGTCCTGCAAAATGATTTGCATTGCACCGGGCGACGTAAAGTCAATGTCTTGCACCGACAACGTGACCTGTCCAGCCAGCGTGGTCTTGCTGACCACGTTTGACGCAATGACCGGGGTCGTGGCTGACGCGCCTGACAATTCGCTTGATTGTGTGCCAACGCTGGGGTGCGTTGTCCACGTTGGGCGAATAAAGGTTTTTTGGTTGCCGCCGTCTGGCATTGCGCGCGCACCAATTGCAGCAACGACAGGGCGCGTGTAATTGAGATCAGCAAACACGGGAGCCAACACGGGCACCGGAAGCAAGCCAGCGGTGTCGGTGGTGGTGACGTCTCCGGCTGCGGCCTGCAACGCGGTCTGCTTCGACTTCATGTAATCGCTGGCAGCTGCCGCGACGTTGCGGAATGTTTCGCCGCCAATGTGCATTGCTGCCAAGTATTCGCCGGGTGTCGGCAAATCAAATTGGCGTTTTGGTTGCGCAGGCAAGGCTGGCGTTGGAATGGTGGCCTCTACTACGGGGCTGGTTTCGGTGGTCATGGTCTGTGTCTCCTGTTCGGTCACCTGTTCAGTATGGCTGACCGGGGTTGGGTTTTGGTGGATACTTGCGGCAACCTTGGTGATTTGGGCGCTGTCCCCAAATGCCCCAATTGGGACTAGCGACAGCTCTAACCATTCGGCGGCCTCAATAATCATGCGGTCTTGCTCGTCATAGCTAAATTTTGTGGGGTTTACGCCTACAGACACCTGATCTATGGTGCCGTCAGCGGCCATTACTAGGGCGTCATTGCCCAGCTGGGTTGCGCTGATACGGGCGGTAAACATCATGCCCTGTTCCGTGTCGACCCGTTCCGTTACGACCCCTACAGGCTGGCTGGCGTCATGGTACATAAACAGCCGGGGTGCTTTACCGTCAACAGGCAGGCTGCCCGGCATAAACATAACTTCGGTGTTGTCGTTCACGACAGCAAATGTGTTGTACGGTACCGCAACCCCTGAGATAGTGCGGCGCGGCGCTTCGTCTCCGGCTGCTGCGTCAACCGTAAATTCTCCGGCAATCAATTTTAACATGGTGAGCTACCTTTCGGCTAATTGTTCTTGTGTGTTTTCTTGCGGCAAATCTTCTTTGTCGGCAACGTAGTTTTCTTCCAAATAATCATCAGCGTCAAATTCAACGTAGGTACCATTCGGCAACACATTGTTCATTGACAGCGTTTGAGCCATTGCCTCTGCGTACAGCTTTACGCCAAAAATCCACAGGTCTGCGCGCGCCTGTTGTGCAGATTGGTAAGAATACGCCCCGGTTGCGACACCCACCAAATACGGTGGCACGTTGGCCAGCCGCGCAGCTTCAAGTGATTGGTATTGGCTGCTTTCAATCAACAGCATTTTGTCAGGGCTGGTCGCTGTTTCTTGGTAGTCCAAGTATTCGTTTAGTGCAGCGGTTTGGTTGGTTGCGCGCGCCGCGTTAAACGCTGCAGCTAGGTCTGCCAGCTCTTGTGCGCTCAACGGTTCACCGCCTTTTTGACGCAACACGCCAGCCGGAATTGCTGAGCTGGCATTACGGTTACGCGCAGCCTCTAGTTTTAGTGACGTCTCGATTGCGCCCGGTGCCGCATAAATCAAACCTTGCGCTGGTGACAAAAACTGCACCAAATCCTTGGGGTCTAGCTGGCCACCATTAAAATAAACCTCTTTTGACGGTGCAAACCACACAGGCCCAACCATGTCTGTTGTGGTAATTGACCCGGCAGGCAAACGGGTAAAACTCGCAGGGTAGCCGTCAGCCGTTCTAGCGCTGACATGCCAAAAGGCCCTGCCGAAAAATAACAGGTCGTCAAATGTCCATGACATGATGTGCTGATACGGCACGTTCGGGTCGGGTCGACGTAGCCAAGTACGCGGCGCCAACGGCATTTTCTCCATCTCGTCACCGTTCCAAATTTCGTTGTACATTTTCAACGGCATACAGCCAATAACGCTGGCCATCAGGTCACGCGCCCGGTTAATTGTCGGTACGCTGACCGCCCGGTTGCGCGCTTCACCTTCTTGGTAGGTGTAATACTGCCCAATCATTTGCGCGCCTATCCCGGCGCTGTTCGGGGAGTAGCCGCCACCATACGCGCCAGCTGCAGCCGCTTTAGACGGGGCTGGGCTAATGGCAGCTTTCGTGGTGCGGGTAAACAATCCCATAGGTCAAGTATGGCGCAAATGTGTGGTCAAGTAGTGGCATGGGGGCTGGCTTATCCCGACAGATAGGGAGTAACCCCCATACCACCGTTGCAAGTGTAACTAGCTGGCAATCACCAAAACGGGTTTGCCTGCCGCTTTTGGTTTGCTGGCCAACGCGGTTGCCCATACTGCGCACCGCGCCAATTCGATTGGGCCGGGTGACCGTTGCGACGATAACGCAATGCTGTTTTGTGATCGTACCGCAACAGCTCGCTGTATGTGTTCCGCCAGCATGGTTGACCCGTCATGTAACACCATGCCCTGACGTATCAGCTGCCTAACCGGGTCTGTCCATTTAACTATCTCCCCGTAGCCGACAACCGTTTTGCGGCGCTCGTATTCAACGGGCCAATGCAGGTCTATCGACGGGGTAACCGCAAATGTAGTGCCGGGGTGTTGCAGGTAAGGTTTGGCAGCTTCCAGCATCTGTGCGTAGGTATCGCAGACAAACGCCACCGTCAGGCAGGTGCGCCCGTCAGGTAGCGGCACAGCTCGCAGCCCAAAATAGCGGCTTTCGTCAACGCTGTTTTCAATGGCCACGACCCCGCCAGCTGGCAACGGGTCGCCATGCTCGAGCTGGGGCCATGTGCCGGGTTGCAACCAACCTTGGTCTGACGCTACCCACACGTTTACTGACGCCCGTAAGAATTGGGCGCGGTCAGGGTTGTGGCTCTCCGCAATAATCACCTCAGGGGTCAACGTGGTGCCTAGGGCCGGGTTGCCCCAACCGTATGCGGCAGGTGACATGGGGTCTAGGTCTGGGGGCGGTGACCATTCGGCAAAGTAAAAGCTGCCTACCCGGTTTTCGTCAATCGCGCGCATACCCTGTTCACGCCACTTCATTAACGCCCGGCTGCGCTCAGTCCCAGCGGTCGACCACATAGACAACAGCGGGTTGCGTTTGGCTCGCTGAGACGGAATTAGACCCCCATCTATGACCTCGCTGCTAATGTCCCAAATTTCGTCAGCCAAAATCAGGTTGGGGCTAAGACCGTGCCCGCTTGACGGCCCGGCAGCTCGCACTATCCACCGCGACCCGTCAGGCATGGTGGCCATGTTCCGGCCATACGCCCTCATCAGCTTGGCGTTGTATTGCGCTTCAAGTATCGGCGCCAGCTCGTCAAACAGCATGACCGCCAAGTCGAGCCTGTGGGCAGTAGATAACACTAACTGTTTCTCGCCCCTAATTTTGGGCATCTCGCACAACCAAAAACCCGCCAATGCCATCAACGCCACCGTTTTACCGTTTTGCCGAGCGGTCGACGTCAACGCAATACGGTGCAACAAATCTTCGGCACCGTCATAGGCCAGCTGATTGCCCAACGTGTGCAGCTGCCAAGGCATAAGGGTCACCTGTAGAACCTTCTCCGCCCAGCCCCCCAGCTCAGTCACAAACGACCCGGCCTGATCTGCGGTAGGTGTTTCTAATCTGGGCTGGTCATGGCCAATTACCGCTGGTTCAGGCTGGTCACCCCCAAAAGATACAGAGTA